GTCTGTAGTTGGCCCATCACCTAATCTGGATACACCAATAACTCCAAGATCTTGGTATGCAGGTTCTGGAATAACCAAACTAGGATTGATATAGTTTGTACCAGCAGCACCAACACTAAAGTCTAATCTTGCACCAGTTCCATATGGTGATTTACCTACATTAACTGTAAATTTGTTTGCAGCAAATACTTGTTCAACTCCAACAATTTCATTATGCTTAGGATCTTTCTTAGGTCTAGGATAAGTATGAAGATCAAGGAAATTATTCTTAGCACATGTAAATGTTAAACCACCAGTTACAAATCCAACAGTATTATTTGCTTTCTGAATACCACTAGCAGCTGCAGATACAAATGTATGTGCTGATGTATTTGTAGAAGGTGCTCTCTTAAGTGATTGAATTTGGAAAGTGCTTCCAGATGCATTAGAAATTGGAATCCATTTATTATGGATAGGATCACCTGGTCTAGGATAAGTGTGCTGTGTCTGATTATTATCATAAGCACATGTAAAGGTTAAAGAATTCTCTTCAATCTTAATTAAGTCTCCATTTGACCATCCATGAGCACTTACAGTCTCAATTTGTACAATACCTGTAGTTGGGTTGTAAGTAGTACCTGCTTTTGCTGTATTGATTCCTGATTGTGTGAAACTATGACTTGTTGTAGTTGTTACGGTTAGAATTCCACTTCTAGGATCGTATTCTGTACCAGTAGTTGCGGTAAATGGGCCACCTGCATTTGCAGTTATAGATCCTACACCAGCAGTTATAAATCTATGTTTGTTGTAGTCTACTATTTCTGCATTTACTACACCACCAGTACCAACACTAGATCCAACAAATGCTTCAAATGATGTTGAATCATTATTGAACGCATCAGTGCATATACCAACCACTGGGTCTGAAGAACGTGGATATGGATGTAATGTTCTAAAGTTATCCTTAGCACAAGTGAATACAAGAGATTCTGTCTTAATTCCTATCCTACTATTGTTAGCATTGATAGCAGTCATACCTGCATCACCAACCACAACCTTTAATATACCACTTCCACCTTCATAAGAAGAATCAAGAACATCGAGTTTTGAGTTTGTTGTTATTCCAACAAAGATACTGAATGAAGTAGGCCCAGTTGTACCAATACCAACGACCTTACTATATTCTCTGTTAATAGGATCTTTTCCTAATCTTGGATATGTGTGAATAGAATGATTATTATCCCTACCACATGTAAATGCTAATGAATCGGTTTTAATTCCAACCTCATCAACTGACTTCACTAATGGTGCAGATGCTGCTACAAATGTATGAATTCCTGCATTTATATCTCCTGCAGGGCCAACATAAACAGCGAATGTATTAACACCTACTTGTTCAATAGGTAACCAGTGACTTCCAATTTCATCCTTATCAGCAGAACTCTTTCTTGGATAGAAATGACTTGTTGCATGATTATCAAGAGCACATGTAAATTCTAAAGAATTTTCTTGAATATAAACATATTCTCCAGTCTGCCAACCATGACCAGTAATGGTGAAGTTCATATATCCAGTTGTTCCATTAAAGTCAAGATCACCGATTGTATGAGTGGTTGATCCTTTGAAAGGATGAGATGATGCAAAGAATGTAACAATACCTGCTGTAGGTTCGTACTCTGCATATGGACTAGCAATAGTAGTAGTTACATTAGGTGATGAACCTACGTTTAATTCAACTGTAGTTGCAGTAGGAACAGTAACTGAAGTATTGACTCCAGCAATAGGATCTGATGCACGAGGATATGCATGTTCTGTAGCAAAATTATCTCTACCACATTTAAAGGTTAATGAACCATTATCAAATCTGATTTGCTGACCACCAGTAATTCCGTGAGCAGATGCAAAGGTTACTTGTAATACACCAGTAGATCCTGTATATGCTGCTCCGACAGGTGTTAATTTACCACCACCAGAAACCTTAGTAATAGAATCAGTAACACCACTTACAAATTCATGTACATAATCACCACCACTGAATACTGCGTTTGCAAGATCACTGGAACCACTTACGAATGAATGTGCGTAATCTCCACCAATTTCTATAGCACTACTTGCAGCACTTACAAACTTATGCTCATAAGGTGTATCAGTAATTCCTATAGAAATATTACCAGCATAAGCAGAACCATATGTTGCATCACCATACCATGGTAGTGCATAACCTCTACCAAGGTATCGGTGAGGTATAGAGTTAACACCGACATTAGTAGTAAATCTATATCTTGGTAATTTACCAACATCCAATGTAATTGTGCTTGTAGTTACTGATGTTACACCAATAACTGATCCATCTCCTGCAGGATCTCCAAGACGTGGATAAGGATGAATAGTTGCATAGTTATCTTGAGAACATCTCCAGTCTAATGATTCTGTCTTAAGTCCAACAGTCTCACCCATCATCTTCAAGATACCATCAGGTGCTGCAGATACAAATGTATGTGCATATTGATCTTCAGCAGCTGCAGCACCAACATATACAGTAAATGTGTTTACAGTATAAGCATGAACTGCTAACCACTTATGATGAGCAGGATCATTTGGTCTAGGATATGAATGTTCTGTAGCATTACCATCTTTTGTGCAAGTATATGTTAGAGAATGATCTTTTATTTGTACTCTCATTCCAGTAACAAGACCATGACCATTACTTGTGATTACTAGTCTTCCAGTTGATTGTGTATAAACTGCATTAGTTGCTGTTAGTGGAGTTGCAGCCTCATACCCATGGCCTGACCCTATAGTCAATTCTACCTGTCCAGTGCTTGGAATATACGTTGCATCAGTAACGTCTCTCTCACGGGCAGGAGAGGTGCCTACAGGAACTTCAATAGTTGTTGAATTTGGTACTGTTGCAGTTAATGTTTGTCCGTATGCAGGATCAGTTGGTCTAGGATATTTGTGCTCTGTCTGGAAGTTATCTCTAGAACATTTAAAACTTAATGAAGCATTAGCAATAGTTACATTTCCACCACCAGCAACACCATGTGCACCAGCGAATGTAAGAGTTAGAACTCCTGTATTAGCATCATAATCTCCACCATTTGGAGTTAAACTACCGTTTATTGCATTAGTAGCAGCAGAAACAAATGTATGCTTATAATCACCACCTGAATAAAGAGCACTAGTTGCAGTACCTACAAATTGATGAGTATAATCTCTTTCATCAACATTGAAAATTGTATAGTCTTCACTATAACTTGTTAATCCTACAGGATACTTAGGATAAGTAGAAGTTGTTATACCTGAGAATCCACTTCTAACTAATACTGCACCAGTTCCTACACCTACAAATCTGTGTAGAGAATCTGTACCAACACCAACATTAATGGTTATTGACTCAGCAGTTCTTTCAATAATAGTTGTATTGATTCCTGCAATAGGATCTGTACCATGACGAGGATATGAATGGTAAGAAGCATAGTTATCTTGTGAACATGTGAATGTTAATGAATCAGTTGCAATACCAACACTCTGTCCAACTCCTAAAGCATTAGGGCCAATTATTAATGTTAAATTACCATTACCTGCATCATAAGCTGCATCATCTACATCATAATCATCAGCACAAGTAAATCCTAAACCAACTAATTTAACCTGTCTAATAATTCCAGATTCAAAGTAAGTAGGATAAGTTGTAGTAATCTCTAATTCACCAGTAACATTATCATAATCTGCAGCTGCAATTGGGTTCTTAACTGATGCAACAGTTGGGAATCCAACAATATTAGTAATACTACCTTCTGCATCAGTTTCAACATATGCTTTTGCTGGTACTGGAACAGCATATCCCAATCCTGGTGTAGAACCAACAGAAACTAACATACCACCTCTTGGTAGTTGGTTTTGATTTATATCTTGAGGATCAATAAAGACATCTCCTGTAGCAGATGCTATACCTGTGAAAACAATACTACTAATTCCAGATACAGTATCTTCTATAATGCTAAAGTTATTATCAGGGTTATTTGCAGTAGATGGTTTCTGGAATATATTGCTAAGAGTTAATAATCCACTACCACCAGTACTTCCTAGACCAACAGTATTTGCACCACCAACTTTCAATGTAAATTGACTATCAAGTCCAGTAAATTGATCTGTTATATCATCATATACTTGGTTCGTATCATAATCATTTCTTAAGAACGTACGTCCAGTAAATGATGATGTTGGGAATTCTAAATTATTTCTAGTTTTTTCTGCCTGAGGGTTTCCTTTAGGTGACTCAGTAAAGAATATTTCCTTACCAACAATGTTATATGAACCTCTATAAACTTGAACAGTTGAATTATTTGAATGAGTAGCAGGTGTTGAACCAACAAATGATCTTTCAACTTGAATAAGAGATGTTGTTCCAATTCCAGTAATAGGGCCTTCTACATCATCACCTATTCCAAGATTAACAATCTTCATATATTCATCATCAATTTTTACAATATCATCAGGGCCAAGAGATGAAATACCACTAAGTGAGAAGGTTGTTGCAGTAGTACCTATACCCAATGTACCAGCACCATCAATATTTTCAATATTGTTCTGCAAAGTAAATGCAATTGGATTAAATGCTAATGGAGATTGTATTAAATTATCAATAGTAATAACTGCCTTTGTATTAGAAACCGCCATTTGGAATTCATGTGCGTTTCCTGTACCAACACCAACAAATGTAACACCAGTACCAGCAAGTGCTAATGATTTAGAAGTTGCTATAAAGAATGAATCACTACCCTCTCTAATAGCAAACACAGGACTTGTTAGTGAATTAATACCACCGCCACCATCTTGGTATTGCATTGGAGTAGATCCAACACCAACAAATGTTGAATTTGGTTTGTATATTAACTCTTCTCCAGTTCTAAAGAAGTGATCACTAATATTAAATCTACCAGAAACAAGATCAACAGTTTCTGAGACAGCAGGATTAAATGACTTAGCAAAAATTGGAGTTGCGTTGGAAGTTAATGTGAAGTTCTTTCTATTAATTCTATCGCCATTGATTGCATTGTAGAAGAATAGTTTAAGATTCTCTCTTCCACTACCAAATTCAAGAGGTTCTGTAAGTTCTTCATTAAGTGTGTCTAATGGGCCATACATACAAAGACTTAATGCAGCTACCTGAATTTCAGTACTTGCATATGCAGAATCTGGAATAAACTCAAGTTGGAATTGATTACCATTGAATTTACCATTGAAAGATCCTAATCCTGATAAACTATCTGAGACAGATGTACTTCCTACAGATATGAATGGGGATGGTTGAGTATAAACATCACCTTGATCATGCATAGTATAAACTTGATGCAATGCTCTGGTTGATCCAGCACTAACTTCAACAACAGATCTAACTGCATTGAAATCTGTCTGAAGAATTGAGAATACAGTTGTTGTTCCAGTACCAATAGAATAATCAGACTGATAAAGAGCAGTTTGCTCAGATCCTGGAGGTTGGCCAGGTGCTAGGTATCTGTAAGTTCCAACTCCAACAGCTGTTGAACCGAATCCAACTATTCTAGTCTTAAGTTCTATCTTATCTGTTGAATTATTATGATAATCAACGAATAATTCATTTCCATGACCAGAATCTGTTGTGAATCCTACTACAAATTCACCCATTAAGATATCTGAGTACATTCCAACATCAGAATGTGTATCAACAAAATATTCAGAAGTATATGTATTTTCACCATCATGAGTAACATATAGTTCTACATAATTTTGCTCATTTGTTGTTTGATTTAGTAGATGGTTCTGTAAATGTAGTGAATGATATTTTTCTGAACTTAAACCAATAACTCTAGTAGTTGTTATTCCTGATGAAACAGTGGTAGCAATACCAACAGAACCAGTTATATTAACAAATCCTACACCAAATGTACCAACACCTGTTTGATCATTAAAGTTTTGTCTAACTACCTTGAGATCATAGTCTGTATTATATGCATCAGGTAAAGGAGTAAATCTAAGGTAAGTATCTCCAAGAGAATCTTCAAAGACTGCAAAACTACCAATAGATGTTTCATCATCTAATTTTTGTTTTTGTAATAGAACAGATTCTGTTCCAAAATTACTCATTAATATTAAATCTGCAGTTTGAACATCAGATTGATCTACATTTGTAACCCTAACAAATAAACTTTCAAAAGGAGCAACACTTGAATTGTCTATCTTAAATAGATTTAAGAATTCACTAGGATCACCATCTAAGTTTGAGAATTGACGATTAATGTCGTCTATTATTAAAACTTGATTACTCTTTGCAAGTAAATATGATGATAATCTCTTATTATCAATTTGAACAAATTTAGATGCTTTACCAGTTAAAGCTATAATTGATTCTCTATTAGTCGTATTATATTCTAAGTCAACTGCAGTAGCGTAATTATAAAGTGTATCTACTCTTTCATCACCTATTATATCAAGGATAGAGAGTGATTGATCTTCACTACCAATTCCAACTAATGCTGTTGTAGATGTTATTCCAGTGTCTGCAAAGTTCTTAAGACCTGCAGTATGAAGTAATCCATTTACTGGACTTCTTAATGTACTATATTCTTGACTACTCTTGACTGTATATGAAAGATTCTGGAAGTAATCATTATCAGGAAGTACCTGATTATCTAAATTTAATTTTCCAATATCATCAGTCCAACCAATATCCTTCTTAACTGCATAACTTACATCAAATCTTCCTTCGTTTTCAGTAATGCTAACAACATTTGCTATTGTTCCAGATTCCTTTCCAATAATAACTTCACCAGGACTTAATTTATAAGTTCCAGAAATTTTAACAAAATCAGGATTATCTGCATCAACTTTATTTTCAGTAATGTATAAATCTCTAGGAACATCGTTACTTATTATTTGTTCACCCACAATAAATTGAGATGGGAATTGATCAACTGAGAATGTTGGATAATCAGTTCTATTAATGATCACTGCAAGAGATCCTTGGTCAGTAACAGCAACACCACAGTTTGTTGAATACTCAGATGCATCAACAACAACTGCATCACTTGCACCTGATAAGTATGCTATAACTTTAGGGAATCTATAACCAATATCTTTAGAGTTAAATCCAGTACCACCATGAGCATCTTCTTTGATTATATTCTCTATAAAGACTTCATCACCAACTTTAAATGGTTGTTCAGCATATCCTGCTGATGGAGTTGTTATATGACATGTAAATATTCCACTATTGTTACTACCAACTGTTTGAATACCAATACCATTAGTATTATTGACTGTAAATAATTCTACTTGTGTTTCTGGTAATCCAGATGGAGCCACAACCACATCAACATTTGATACTGCAGGCCCTGCTAATGATGCTCTTAATAAACCAGCTTCAATTCTTTCTCTTGTAGTTGGATGTACAATGTGTACATTTGGAGCAGATAGATATCCACCACCACCATTAGTAACAGTAACTACACCTATTGTATTTGAGTTTTCAACAACAATTAAAGGTGAAATAAATGCATTTGGTTTTAAAGTCTTATCTGATGAATATTCAAATCCTTCGTTAATTATTCTTACTTGGTTTGCATTACCAATTGATTTTGAAGAAGGAATAACATATGCACCTGTTCCTGAAGTATTATCAATACCACTGAAATTAGGTAATCTCTTATATCCAGTTCCACTGAAGTTAATATCTGCTTTATGAATACCACCACGTGCTGTTGGAGATGTTGTGGTATATTTCAAAGAACCTTCAGTTGATGCATAAGATAATCTCTCTGGAACTCGTTTTAGAGATATATCAAATGTTGTAGATCCTGTAGCAATAATATTATATCTGTTGTTATATAAACTATCTGAGAAATTGATTAATGAATGACTTTCAACAGAAGTATCTGCTGTAGTAATACCTCCACTATTTTCTAAGTTATAATACAACTTAGATGGAAGCATAGTATCATAATTTAGAGTTCTATTTGCAATAGTACCAATACCAGCTGTTCCAAAACCTGTTATACTAAACTGAGTTGCACCTGTGAATCCAGTAGAAACAAATTCATTATTAAACTGATTATCATAATAGAATTTAAGTTCATATCCTGTTAAAGAAGGGTCAACTATATCAAACACAAAATCACTATTCCCAACAACGAATAGAGATGGATTTATCAATGAAAGAGATTGTGTTCCAATTCCAGTACCAGATATTTCAGTTGTAATAGGAGGATTGGTATAAGCATCTTTAGAAGTTGCAGATAATTTTATAATATCATCATCAACCCTGTATACAAAGTAACTACCAGTATGCAATCCAGTAGAAACACCATAAGGAGCCTCATAGAAAACTTTATCTCCTGTTTTTAATCCATGCTCATTTAATGTTATTTCATCTTTTGTTGTATTGACTGCAAGAGGATCAAAATCAATAGGATTAATTAAAATATTTCCAGTATCTGCATTTCTCTTAACTCTCACACCTGTAGATGTTCCAATACCAACTGAAAGACCAGACTTAACTTCTAAGTCAATTTGATCACCTACAGTTAAATTATGACTAAATGCTGTAGAGATAGAGACAGTTGAAATAATTTTTTGGGTTTTTGCTAAAACTTGCTCAAATTTAGTCTCAATTTTATAATTATCCTGATTAGTACCACCACCAGTAAAGTAAACATCAGAGAAACCTATACCTACACCAGTTTTTATACCAACATAGTTTTTACCCTTATTTGTTATGAATACTTGTGAAGGTAAATTGTAACTAACAGTACCAGTGCTATTAGCAATAGATATTTGTGCTGTTCCACCAGGCACTGTAACAGTTACTGGTTCATTATTTCTAAACTTATGATTTGGTAAGAAAATTGATTGAGTTGGAATACTTCTTGTAATTGTAGTACTTCCAAATCCAAATGTTGATGTATGGGTGACACCTGGTGTAACACCAAAACCAACAGCTTTGATTGGATTAAAGTATGCAACATTGTTTAATGATGACTCAAAATAAGGTACAGACTTAGGAATAGTAAATGAACTAGGAACTACTGAAATTGTACTTCCTACACCGTGTACAAGACCTGTAGAACCTCTATTTGCTCTTATTATCTTCTCAGTTGGGTATATCTCTAAAACCTGCATTGTTTCAGTACCAACTGTAATACTATTACCTATAGATAATCTTTCTGGTATTGTTGAAACATATATTTCACTTGAATTTGGTAGAGATGCAACTGTAGGTACTTCTGCAAGTACCTGAGTGCTTGCTGTTACTATACCAATTTGATATTCGCCATTTATTTGTGATAGAACAGTAGATAATCCAGAAATAACAACATTATCACGATTAACCAAAGGATGTTGAGGTAAAATATTAACTACAACGTTATCAGGGTTCCAAGTCAGTATTGTATTTTCAAAAGTCGTAACTGCAGTTTGTATATCAACAATAGGTCTTCCATCCAAAGAAGAAATTTTACTTGATAGACCTTCACCACCTGTACCTTCCTCATCAAATGTTAATCTCTCACCAACTGCATAATTATCACCAGAATCGACAATATTTAATTCATCAACAGTACCTGCTGTAACTGATTCTATTACTGCCTTCTGATTGGATATTTCATTTGTTTCAATGATAAAATCGTTATCAATATTCTTTTCAGCAACTCTGTATGGGAATGTATTTCTAATAAGATTATTTGATGCATAATCAAAATCTTGAGTTATAACTTGATCTAAAGGAATAGATCTAAATCTATTTCCTATAAAGTATGGGAAATCTGGTTTATTTTGAGAACCACTATCTTTAATAGTTGCATAATAAGCATATATTCCATCTGGAAACTCAGGTGTTTTTGCAAAACGACCATTATTAATATCCAAATCACCAGAATCATCAAATTTATTATCTTCTACAAAGAATCCAGCAGGGAAAACTGTAGTAGGAGGTCTATCAACAACAATAGAAGCATCTAATGTATAACCACTGCGTACTCTTGTTGCAAATGAGTTGGTATCCTCAGGATCTGAATAAACAAAAGGCCCATAAATTGGATTTCCATCATAAGCCCATCCAATAATTTTAGAAGCAATAGTAATACCTGTACCAACTTCACCGAATGAGTTTCTAAATGTTGCTCCATATCCAGCAACTGTATATTTTAAACTATCATCATTTCCTACCAATATTACATCATCATCAAATTTTTGTACCATGTCTATGGTCAATGGTCTTACAGCAACATCAATAAAACCTGCTTTACCTGCAGAAACTACTTTTATACTAGTTGATGCTGCAGAGTATCCAATACCTGAACTAACAACTTGTACAGATGATATTCTATTATTAACTATAATTGGTCTTAATTTAGCACCAGATCCTGCTCCTGAAGTATCAACTACTTCTAGATCAGGTGTTGAGTAATATTCAACACCACCATAGTTAATATCAACACTATCGAGTATTCCTCCAATAATATTTGCTTTTAATGATGCTTCTCTACCATTCTGTATGCTTATTGTTGGTTTCTTCTCAAAATTAATTATAGTTGAACCATAACCAGTACCAGTTTCATACAAATAAGCATCAACAATACTACCTTTAATAGTTGGAGTAAGTACCATTTCCTCAACAGTTTGGGTGATAGTACCAAACCCAACAGGAGAGTATTTTAACGATACTGAAACATCTGGATATTTAAAGACTTGGAATCCCTTACCTTCAGATTCAAACTTAATAAAGTTATCTCTATTAAAGTTAGTTGGGTCTGTTCCACCAAGACCAGCATTAGCTAATCTAAATGAATCATTATCAACCTTCATAACATAGTAATAATTTGCAGTTGTAGATACTCCTGTAGTTTCTATCAATCCACCAATTGACTCTGTAACTGTTGTACCAACACCTACAGCAGTAGAATACTCAACTATTTCACCATTACCAAATCCATGATTTTCAAATACTACTTTATTATATTGTGTTGATATTCCTGTAGGTTTAACAAATAACTTTCTATTAGTTAATTTTCCACCATCTATAACTTGAATATCAACAACTGATCTTTGATTTGGTAAAGTAGAGAACTTATGTGTACCACTAGTATTAGAAATACCCAAACCAATTGGATTTTCCCTATTGATTGCATTTAATGCACTATTGTATAATTTAACAGTTTTATTATCAATTACATCAATAAAGTAAGAAGCATTGTTAACTAAAGTATCTGTTCCAATTCCAATTCCAATTCCTTCATTTCCATTAGATTTGTATATTACTTCTTGACCATTTTGGAATGTATGATTAGTTAAAAATGTGA